CCCAATCTATCCTCTACAGTCCGCTGCCGCACGTTACTGAAGGTGATGAAGTAACTAACACAGCAGTTAGCACAAACACAGCACAATTGACAGTTAGCCCAGTTGCTATCCGCACATTGTTAACTGACTTGGCTCGCACTTCAGCCGCTTCTAACGTTGTTGCTGACTTGGGCAAATTGTTTGGTGAAGCAATTGCACGTAAGATTGACACTGACTTAACTGCTCAGTTCTTAAACTTCAACGCTGGTTCTGGTGACTACACTGGTGCTATCACAGCCGCAGACATCTTCAAGATGGTTGCTAAGTTGAAAGCCAGTGCTGTTCCTACAGAAGGCATGGTCTGCGTATTGCACCCAGAAATTGCTTATGACTTGAAGGCTGCATTAACAACTCAAGGTAACACACCATTCACAGCAGGTGCATACAGTGAAGTTAGTAACGAAGCAATGCGTATGGGCTTTGTTGGTATGTTGGCTGGTATTCCAGTTTATGAAACATCAAACATTGCTGCCAATGTTAACGCTGGTGACTTCCCAGGTGCTGTTTTCCACCGTGACGCATTAGGTCTTGGCTTGATTGGTGACATCAGCATTGAGACACAACGCCGTGCAAGTTTCTTGGGTGATGACATTGTATGTTCTGCATACTATGGCACAGGCATCCTACAGAACAACTACGGTCGTTACTTGGCATTTGACTCAAGCATCAACCCTTAATTGCTAAATTAATCTAAAGGAGCGTCGCAATGAATAAAGCATTTATATACAGTTATAAAACATTTGTAAGTTTTGCAACTTATGAGGATGTCACTCAACGCGACGCCAGAGTTTTTGAAGCCAATGAAGATTTAACAGAATCCGAAATTAATGATTACTTAGAACTTGCCAGTCAGCGTATTTTGACACAAATCAGAAATACCAGATGGTGGAGAGATTACCAGCGTAAATTAGCAAAGATAGTTGATCCTAATTTGCTGCCTGCTGTTAATCCAGATTATATATTAGCCAGAACGCAGGAATTCAAAGACCTTAATGTGTATTTTGCATTAATGGAATATGTTTATCCTACAGTTGCTGACTTTGGCAATCCTGACAGTGCTGAATTTGCAAAAATTAAGTTCTACAAGGACAGCTATAATGTATTATTTGACGAAGTAATTGAAGCTGGTGACTGGTATGACTTCAGTGAAAATGGCACCATTGATACCGCAGACAAGATGGCTAGCGTAGTGAATAGAGTTCGCACAAGATGAGAACAGAATTATTAACTTATTTGACGGCACAACTAACTGGTGATATTAAAACCAGTCAAGAACTGCCTTGGCAAGAAGGAACTAATCCGTTATACATTAAGAATGCTCGTAGAGTATACTTAGATGAACCTAACACCGAGCAAGCAGAATTTCTACCTACATTGGGTAGTTGCAGTATCAATACTCGCGTCACTACAATAAGATGGTATCTTAGCGTAGATGCAAAAAACAGAAACACTGACTTAGACAGTGCAATCACAACCCTTGGTAGTGCTAAAGATATCACTACCATAACTGGCGTTTGGCAACGACAGTTTGACTATACCACTACAATAGAAAATGATAGAGTTATCTATGAAGGTGAGTATAGATTCACAAATTTAGCATAAGGAAAAAATAAATATGGCATTCATATTTCCAGCACCAGGAGTAGCCAATGTTGAAACAACATTGTCTATTCGCGTAACAGGTGATACTTCCGGCTTGTTAGTTCCAGCGATGCAAGACATCACTATTAACAACGCCAACGATGTATTCACTTGGACGCAGTTAGACGAAGAGTCTAAACTACAAATCCCAACTACTGCAACAAACAGTATTGACTTGAACATTGTTCTAGAGCAAGCAACTTTCTTCGGCACAGGCACAGGCACTGATGTCGCATTAAAAGATGGTATCTTTGGTCTAAGCAAGAACAAGCAACAAGTTGAATTCACTCTTTATATGGGTGATACAAGCACAGGCGGCGCAGGCAAAACCATTACTGGTGTTGCTTACATCACTGGCTTGGCAATGACAGTTAGTGCAGATGCACCTGTATGGGTAAGCCCAGTTACTTTAACAGTAACAGGCAACTACACAGTAGCTTAATCTTATATAAGATTACAAGAAGCACCTTAGGGTGCTTTTTGTTTGACTATTTTTGTATAAATAACTGTGATTGGAGTTTTGATGATATTTGACAACAAAACAAATGATGAAATATTTCGCAGTATAGAAGCAGAAACTGCTAAAGCACTCAGCGAAGTAAGATGTGCCAAGAAGGACTTGGAACAAGCAGAAGTAAGAATGAAGTTTGCACTAGCAACTGTGCATTACTTAAAACAACGATATGAGGATATGAAATGAAATTAACACAACTAAGCAAAAAACCAGAGTTAGTAAAAGTAGAACTAAACGATGAAGACACCATTAAAGAATATGGTGAACCTCTTGAGTTTTGGATCTATGATCGCACAGGCATGGATGTATTTGTAAAAATGGCAACAATGAAAAGCGAAGACTTTGGTGATATGGTTGAGATTGTCAATAAAATGATTCTTGATGAAGATGGCACGCCAATTGTCAAGGATGGATATCTATTACCCAGTAATATTTTAACTAGAGTAATAGGTAAGGTAGTAGAAACATTGGGAAAGTAACGCAGGAAGCCTTGGATCCCGAAGGTGTTGAAATGAGCATGTTGCTTAGTATAGATGCACTAGGGAAGCGTTATAGTTTATTGCCCAGCGAAGTAATGGAAAAGGCTTCCACATTTGATTTAGTAGTATTAGATGCCGCATTAGGTTTCCAAACTTATATGCAAGATAAGGCAGATGGTAAGCGGGAAGCACCAAAATTATCTCAGGAAGAGATGATGAAAATGGTAGAAAGAACAAGACAAAAAGATGGCAATGCAATTTGATGTCTCACAGGTCAGTAAAATGTTTGATCAAGCGGAAGCTGTAAGTAAAACATTGGTCAAAGAAACTTATGACTATTTTGTTGACGCAACTCCAGAACGCACGGGTAATGCCAAACGCAATACACGCCTGCGTGGTAATACCATTGATGCTAACTATCCTTATGCCGAACGCTTAGACGAAGGTTATAGTCGTCAAGCACCAAAAGGTATGAGTGATCCTACTGAAAAGTTTTTAGAAAAACGCATCAATGATTTAATAGGAAAGATCAAATAATGGCAAACTTAAAAGTCACACTTGAATTAGATAATCAAGGTTACATTCGTAACATTCGCGCCGCAGATAGTGCTACACAATCATTTGCCAAAGATGCTACAGCTAGTGCCAAAGATGTTGATGCAAGTTTTGATAAACTAAATGCTACCAGCACTAAACTTGCTACAAGTTTTGGTAAGTTAAAAGGTATTATCATTGGCACAGCCTTTGCGGCATTAACACGCGGAGCATTACAAAGCGCAGATGCTATCAGTGATTTAAGCAAAGCCACTGAACTCAGCGTTGGACGAATTATTGAATTACAGCAAGCATTACAAGCCAGCGGTGGTGAAAGTGCTAATGCAGGTAAATTAGTCACAGAATTTTATAAAAGCATAGATGAAGCAGCCAAGGGCAGTGATAAAACACAGGAAAGTTTAGGTAAGTTAGGTGTCAGTCTAAAAGATCTCGGCACATTAAGCACAGCAGATTTGTTAGACAAAACTATCAAGGGTTTTGAAAATATCAAAGATCCTGCACAAAAAACTGCTATAGCATTACAGTTATTTGGTAAGAGTATGCAGGGTGTTGCTCCAGGTGATTTGGCTGCTAAAATGGACGAACTTCGCGGCAAGTTTGAACAACAAACAAACGCAGTTAATCAAGCCGCACAATTAAATGACAACTATACAGAAGCAATGAACAATCTAAGATTGGCGTTCTTAACTATTACTGCACCATTAGTTGATTTTGTTAATAATGTCAGCAAAAGTAAAGATAGTTTAGAAACAATGATTTCAATTCTTAAAGGATTGGCTATTGTATTAGCGGCTGTGTTTAGTATGACAGTATTAGGAAAAGCCGCAACATTGATTGGTAGTTTAGGTCGTGGTGTTGCCGCAATGACAGGAAGTTTTACAACTTTTAGCGCAAAAGTTACTAGTATTTTTGCTGTCTCCAGTCCATTTATGACTGGACTTAGGGCCGCTCTCAAATTGATTGGTGCTATAGGTGGAGGTTTATTAGCCGCAGTAGGTCTAGGTGCCTTAAGCGGTGGTCCTGCCGAAGAAGGAACTGCTGGTTCAACACAACCCGGCACAATGGGCGCTTATAAAGGTCGTGCAGAAACTACAGTTACTCGTCCTGTAGAAACTGGCAAAGAACGTGCTGGACAACTTAATGCTGTTCAAAATCTAGCAGATGGTTATCGTAGAGCCGCACAGGCTAACATGGATCGTTTAACCAAAGAAGTTGAAATGTTAGGCAAA